ATCTCAAGAAGCAATCTTCTCTTGGTTCACTGACTTCCAAACTGGTAAAGGAAGTAGAGAAGATGAGCAACACTTCCAGCAGCGGTGATGACCGACTCTGGAAACCCGAAATGGATAAGACTGGCAATGGTTATGCCGTCATCCGTTTCCTGCCCGCACCTGAGGGAGAAGAACTTCCCTGGGCAAAGATGTACTCCCATGCCTTCCAAGGTCCTGGTGGTTGGTACATTGAGAACTCTCTGACTACTCTTGGTCAGAAAGATCCTGTGTCCGAGCACAATCGTGAACTCTGGAACAGCGGTATTGATTCCGACAAAGATACTGTTCGTAAGCAGAAGCGTAAACTCTCTTACTACAGCAACATCTATGTCGTGAAGGATCCTGCTAATCCTGCTAATGAAGGTCGTGTCTTCCTGTTCAAGTTTGGCAAGAAGATCTTTGACAAGATTATGGAAGCAATGCAACCTGAGTTTGAAGATGAAACCCCCATCAATCCCTTTGATTTCTGGCAGGGTGCAAACTTCAAACTGAAGATTGTGAAGAAGGATGGTTATTGGAACTATGATAAGTCAGAGTTTGATCGCATCGCACCACTTCTGGACGATGATGATGCTCTGGAAGCCCTGTGGAAGAAGCAGTATTCTCTGACTGCTCTGACTGCTAGCGATCAGTTCAAGTCCTATGAGCAACTTGAGAATCGTCTCAAGATGGTTCTGGGACAGAAGTCCACTTCTCGTCCTCGTCTTGATGAAGAGGTTGAGAATGAAGATGATGATCGTGGTTCATATACTCCTAACTTCTCTTCCCGTCGTGAAGAACCAGTTGCTGCTGCACCTGTAAGTTCTTCCAATGATGAAGATGAAGATGATGCTCTGTCTTACTTCCAGCGTCTTGCTGAAGAGTGATTATTGATATAATCTAATATTATCAGCACGTTTAAGGGTTTCACTCAAATACTGAGTGGAACCTTTTTTATATGTCATCATCTCCTCCATATCATCTAAAACAATAGCAACATACTCTGGTTTAAGTAAGAAAATATTTCTCTTGTTATCTTCTATTTCTTCTTCGTATTGATAGTTGGTAACAGCAACAGCACTATTGTTTACGGTTACTTGTTGCTCTAATTTTCCATCATAGAATGAGATTGAGAAGTCAGATTCAACTCTGAGTCCTTCTTCTACAATAATTGCTCCAGCATTATTTTTAATTTCTACAGTTTCATAGTGATGAACTGCATCTATTTCCGCATAAGAACCATACTTATCAAGGAGGTAGGTTTCAAAATCATTCCTATTCAATGGCCATTCTGATTGCAGACTCACAATATTATTGCAGAGCATTACTAACCAATCTAAAGTTGGATCATCATAAAAATCATTTGCAACATTGTCTGGGCGATCATTTCCTTTGACCTGATACTTTGTAAAGAATGCTAGGTTTTGAAAGATGTCTTCTCTAAGAACACCTCTTTTAAAAATATTTTTTACTTTTTTATAATCTGATATTGTAGCACCTGGAAGTCTGCTAACGTATTCAAAATCTGGTAACTGACTGAAATAACTTGGCATTTTAGAAACCTACCTCTGTTGGGAACGTCGCATCATTTCCATAATCATCATTGAAGACTGGATCAAGTTCTTGGAACTGCATGGTTATTGTATAAGAAACCATCTTACCATCACTGAAGGTTGCATAATTTCCTTCTGGTGTATAATCAACACTAAAGGATTGTAATGCAGACTGCTTGAATTTGTTTAAGTATGAATGCTCTCTACCTTCGTGGAGATATTGTATTTGAAATACGTGAGGAGTCTTTAAGAACAAGTTTGATGGAGTTCTAATTGGAGACATTCCTTGTTTAAAGAATCTAATAATCTGAATGATTTGTTGAGATTCTGGCTCACTTCTAGCAGAAAGTTTGAATGTAAAATTAAATTGTCTAAGACCAGGACCTTTGAATAAGAGTTCTGTGTTTGGATTTAAGATAGCACCAGTTGCTCTGGTTAATAATTGTGCTCCAGTTCCAGATGCTGCTCCAGCAAATCCAGCTGCAATAGCACCTTTCACATCCTCTGAATTACCAGTAATTTTTTTAACGAGATTGCTAACACCACCAGTTAATCCTTCTCCACCTTGAGCAATGGTTGAATAAGAAAGTAACGCTAACTCTGCTTTAACTGGATCCATATTCTCAGATCCAAATTGAACTGTATTTGTATCTCTTATTCCACCAACAATTGGTAGTATAACATTACCAATTATCTGATCTTCAGTAACAGATTCTCTATTTGGATCTTGTAAACCAAAAGATTTAGTGTTAAATTTTTTGGGTTTATATCTGAGCATCTGAAACTTAATCACGTCTTGATTTGTATCAGCAAGATCATCTGGATATTTTAAGAGATCTGGGAACTTATATCTTGTATTTCCCTCACTTTTAAATTGTCCACCTACAGCGGCAGATGGGAATGAAAGGTCTCCAGTTTCATTATCTGCATCTGATATAGCTTGATTTGTTTTTCCATTTGATTCATCAAACTTTGATTTATCATCTGCAGTAGTGCCAAATTTTGATCGTAATGTGTCCTGTTGATTTTGAGTTGCCCTATAGATAGATCCGCCTGCTTGTAATGAAGATCTATCTGTCGCAGTAGCATTACTATTTGGTGTGAGTTTTGTTTCTCCTGGATTTTGTGTTGCTATGACTCTTGCATTTTCTCCCTTCGCATTATCATATTTTATAACTTCTTTTTTGAATGCCTTATTTCCATTAGCATCTTTGACCTCTGTCACTCTTGTGGCATAGTATGTTGTTACAGAGGGACCTTTAGCTGCGCGGCGCTGCTGTGAGTTGCCAGTGTAAAGTTTTATTGGTGAAATTTTACTTGTTTCTACTTGTCCTGCTGACATTAGACAAAGGTTTTTATTTATTTAGTATGAATTTTCCATACTGAATTGAGATGAGATCATCAAGTTCTTCTGGTTCTACAATGTAAACCTGACCCGCAAGTTCTTCCCAAGTGTATTGTCTATAATCTCTCCAATGAAAGTTAAGTCCACGAAATCCCCAGCGGAATAATTCAGTCACGGCAACTAATGGATGTTGATCGTATGTAACACCATAACTTTTTGCATTATAAACAAAGGTACATAATTGTCCCACCTCAGGAATTGGTGTCACAGTATTATTGAGTGCTTCCATAATCATAAGCATCTGCTCTTCAGCATCAGAAGTTGCATTTATATCATTGATTATGGGTTCTATGCGGTTCATTTGATACCTAACTCGTCTTCTGTGATGATCTTAAATTCAATTCTTCTATCAGCACAAAACTCTTGAGCAGCTTTCCACTTTGCTTTGTTGACTTCCCAAGTTGTACACTCATAAATGTATGACTTAGTTTGTCTCTTTGGTCTCTTTGGTGGGCGTGTTTGTTTCTTTGGTTTTACTTCAATGACATAGGTCTTAACTTGACCTGTGCTTTCTTTTACTTTGATAATGAAATCAGGATAATACTTATGTACTCTTCTATCAACTGGTGAGATGTATGGAATGTGAAACTCCTCACTACCCCATTGAATAATGTTTTCATTCAGGTCACACCAATGGCAAAACTTGCGTTCCCAACTGCTACGACATATAATATTGTTTGGATCACCACTATATTTTTTGGGAAAGGAGGGTTTGTATTTACTCTTGATACTTTCTGCCATACATAATATATAAGGTAAAAATTATTTATAAATGCCTACCCCAAGATCAGTTTCAAATATTAAATCTAATTTATTAAGACCTGCTCTTACGTCACACTTTGAGGTTGAGATTCCTATCCCACAGGACGCAGCTATTCTCAGTAGTGTTCTTGGGGGACAACAAGAAAAGCTAAACCTATCTTGTTCTGAAGTATCACTTCCAGGATCTCAACTGACAACACTGGAACTCACGAGTGATAGAACAGGAGTTACTGAGAAACACGCATACAGAAGAATGTTTGATGATAGAATTGATCTGACATTCTATGTTGATGCAGAAAATTATTTGCCAATCAGATTTTTTGAAACTTGGATAGGATATATTGTAAATGAAAACTCTCCAGAGTTTGGTGCTTTGGATAGAAAATCATCAAATTATTTTTATCGTTCAAAATATCCTGATGAGTACATTGCTCAACAAGGATTAATTGTTAGAAAGTTTGAGAGAGATTATAAGCAATCACTGGAGTATGAGTTCATAAGAACTTTTCCTCTTGCTATTTCATCAATGCCTGTATCATATGAGTCATCTTCATTGTTAAAGTGCACAGTATCAATGTCATATGTAAGGTATGTCATTAATAATTTGGTTGGCGAAAACCCAGATTCAAATGCAGGAAGACCAAGAACAGAAACAACTGCTGGCATTCCACAACAAGCTGCCAATAATTCTGCAAATGCTCTTAGAAGAAGAGCTCCAAGAGAAAGAGACATTAATGCTAGAGGAACGTTTGATCCCAGATTTGACAGATAAATAATCACACTGAAATATCTTATAGGACATTATGCCTTTACCAAAGATTGCTACGCCAACTTATGAACTTGAGTTGCCATCTACAGGAGAAACAATTAAATACAGACCTTTCCTTGTAAAAGAAGAAAAACTTTTAGTGATTGCTTTGGAAAGTGAGGACACAAAGCAGATCACAACAGCGATTAAGTCGGTTATTAAGAACTGCATTTTAACCAGAGGAATCAAAGTAGAGAACCTCCCTACTTTTGATATTGAATATCTGTTCCTTAACATTCGCGGCAAATCTGTCGGTGAAGAGATTGAAGTTAATATCACCTGTCCTGATGATGAGGAAACAACCACTGCTGTCATTGTAAATCTGGATGATATTAAGGTTCAGAAGAACGAAGATCACACAAACAAGATTAAAATTGATGACTCTGTAATGATGGAAATGAAGTATCCATCTCTTGATCAGTTCATTAAAAATAATTTTGAATTTAGTGATAAGAGTGCAATGGATCAATCATTTGAATTGATTGGATCTTGTATTGATAAGATCTATACTGAGGATGAAGTTTGGTCTACATCTGATGTTTCAAAGAAAGAAGTCATTGAGTTTCTTGAGTCAATGAATTCATCTCAATTCAAAGACATTGAAAAGTTCTTTGAGACAATGCCAAAACTTTCTCATACTCTGAAGGTTACGAATCCAAAAACAAAAGTTGAAAGTGAAGTCGTATTGGAGGGACTGGCAAGTTTTTTCGCTTAGGAATGGTCCATATGGACCTAATGAATTACTTCCAGCTTAATTTTGCCTTGATGCAGTACCATAAATACTCATTAACTGAGATTGAAAACATGATGCCTTGGGAACGAGACATTTATGTTGGTTTACTTCAAAACCATATTGAGGAAGAGGAATTAAAGCAGAAGCAACAAAATGCCTTCAGATAAATCGCTTTCACCATCAAAGTTCTTTGGCGGAAATAGATACGCAGCGTATCTTGATGAACTCACCGCTAGTGGAACCATTGCGGGTCAAAATCTGACACCTGCTGAAAGGAAAGAGGCATTTAAGAAGAGAGGAGATAAGATAAATTTTGAGAAGTTTGTCAATAAGGTTCTACAACAAAAAACTGGACCTGCTATGTCAGGTCCATCTAAAGCACTTCCTAGTGGTAGAGGAGGAGCGATTGTAAGATCCGCTGGAGGTGCTGTTCAACCATTCATTGCATCTCCAGTATCAGAAAAGACTCAAGAAAATCTAGATGATATATTAAAAGGTATTGACTCTATCTTAGAGACGCTAAGATCAGAGCAAAAATTTGAAAAGCAGAAGACAGAGAAAGAGAGAAAACAAAAAGAAAGAGTTAGAAGAGCAGCAGGAGAAGACAAGTTAGAGAAGAGTGCATTCAAAAAACTTGGAGATGGAATCAAGAAAACACTTAAACCAGTAAAGAGTATCTTTGATGAGATATTTAAGTTCTTATTCACAACACTTGTAGGAAGAGTCCTTGTTAAACTTGTTAATTGGTTCAGTGATGAAGAAAATCAAAAGAAAGTACAAGCGATTGGTAGATTCCTCAAAGATACTTGGCCAGCTCTCTTGGCAGGATACATCTTATTTGGAACTGGACTTGGTAAATTTGTTAGAGGACTAGTCGGTTTAACAATATTCTTTGCCAAGAAGATGGCAATGGTAACTGTCAAACTTCTTGCCTTAGCGGCAAAGAATCCACTTGTAACTGCTGGTGTTCTTACTGGCGCAGCAACACTGGGTGCTTATATGTGGAAGAAAGGTGAGGATGAAAAACAAATAAAGAGAGAAGCAGGTGAAAGAGGTGTTGAACCATCGCAAGTAAAATCAGAAGTTGAGAAATCAAATAAAGGTCCTATGGCTTTATTTGGAGATGCATTTAGTGCTATGGGACCGATGGGATATAATGGAGGTGGAAGAGTATATGGTTCTGGAAATAGAGATACAGTTCCTGCTATGCTTACTCCAGGCGAGTTTGTTATGAGTAGAGGTGCTGTTAGTAGATATGGTGCTAATACCTTTGCTGCGATGAATGCGATGGGAGGCGGCACAAATAGACCTTCATTTACATCTGGCATTGCTGGGTTCAGTGGTGGTGGTCCTGTTGGTATGACCGATATTCAAAAGCAAGCATTAGGTGTTCTCGCTAAGTATGAATCTGGAGCAGCAGGATATAATGCAGTCAATCAAATCGGAACGAAAGGTGGTAGAGGAGTTGCAGGATTCTCTGGTGACATTCGCAAGATGCCTCAGCATAAAGGAAGATCTCTAACAGATTTTACTATTGGAGAAATTAAAAAACTTCAATTTGATGATAGAAAAATGTCCAATCAGCAGTGGATCAATGCAGGAAAACTACATGCTGTTGGTAGATATCAATTTATTGGAAACACCTTACCTGGTGTAGCAAGACGAGCGGGCATACCAGATGACGCTAAGTTTAGCCCTGGTGTACAAGATTTAATGGCACTGCAACTTATGAAAGAGCGTGGTATATCTCCTTGGGTTGGTCCAAGTGACAAAGCAACGTCATCAGAAAGAGCTATTGTCGCTCAAGCAAGAAGACAACCAATTAAATATGATCCCAAAATAACTATGGGTTCTGTTGCTACTGCCTCTTCTGGCAAAGCATGGTGGGATCCTCTTGGATTGTTTACTGGAAAGGATGAATCTAGTGTGGCATCTGCACCTACAGAATCAATGACTGGTGGAGTTACAGGTTCATTTAGTTCCGCATCTCCAAAAGCAGAAGTAAAACCGCCATCAGGACCTCCAGTAAGTTTTGAAGATGCTTTAGCAGCACTCTCTAGTTTATCAAACACTCCAAGACAATCTGCTACTGCTTCTTCTGCTGGCACTGGAATTCCATTCTTTGATGCTGCTCTTAATGTTTCTGATATGAAGGCAGAAACTTTGGGAATACTGAGAGGGTAAAACATGGCACAAAAACTTTTACCAGGATCAGCACCAGGCGGAGCAATAGTCAAGACACAAACATCTAAGATTAGTGCTTCCACTCTCACTCCAAACAGAGATAAGTTTTATGTTTTGAAAGTAAAGGTCATTGAAGTTGATAAGATCTTAAAAAACTCTTTTGTAACTAAGAAAAAAGAAGAACAACAGAAGGTAAGAATTCAAGAAAGAGAATCAAGAAAAAAAGGAGAGGAAAAATTAGAGAAACCAAAGACAAAAGAGGAGAAGGAAACTAGTAAATTAAAGTTACCAGGACTTTCATTTTTAGATCGGATCAAAAAATTTATCTTTGATACTCTAGCAGGATTTGTTCTTGTTAGACTTGTAGAACATGCTGATAAGATACTTCCTGTTGTTCCTTTAATAGGAAAAACTTTAGACACAATTGTAGATCTTACCATTGGATTCGTTGATGGACTGGGTTCTTTTGTCAAGGCTGGATATGATTTGTATGATTCAATTGGAGGTTGGGTTAAAGATAGAGAAGGAGAAGATGCATTAAGAAAGTTTGATGCTTTTGGTGAGGGACTTAAGAACTTAATTAATGCTGCTCTCATCGTTGCGATGGCACAGCAGGCATTTAAACCTGACAAACCTGGAGCAAAACCATCTGGAAAACCAGGAGTCAAACCAACTAAACCTCTAATAAGAAAACCAGGACAGAGTTTAACAGGACCTAGAGGTAATGCCAGAAGTATTCAATTAAAACATGGACATGCTGCCAGAGGAATTTTTGAGCAGAGTTATGAAAACGCAATTAAATCTGGGAAGACACCGAAGGAAGCAGCGGTTAGAGCAAATGCTGATGTAAAGAAAGCATTAAAGCGTGGTCTTTCTAACAAACCTGGAGGAATAGTTTCCAAACCACAAACGGGATCTCTGGCAGGAGCAGATAAAGGAAGTTCTCTGATGAAGGGAGGATCTTCTAAAATTGGTCAGAGACTTGGACTTAGACTTTTTGGAAAGCAAGGAGTACAACTTGTTAGTAAAACGTTTGGTAGGATTCCGATCATGGGTCCTATCATTGTTGCTGTTGCATCTTTACTTGGTGGAGAACCAATAGGTCAAGCACTCTTTAAAGGTGTTGGTGCTGCTCTTGGTGGATTACTTGGAACCTTTATTCCTATTCCAGTTTTAGGAACACTAATTGGTGAGACTGTTGGTGTATTTGTTGGTGATCTTCTTTATGAATTGTTGATGGGTGGTGGAACTGAGGCAGCAGGAAGAAAGTTAAAGCAAGCTCTCACCACTGCTCTTCAAGTTGGTGGGGCAATAGTAAAATTCTTCAAAGAAGGATTCGGTAGGTTCTTTACGGACTTCCCCAAAGTTGATGTTCCAAAAATTGGATTCGGTCCTTTTACTTTACGGAAAGCACTTGCAAAAATATTCCCATTCCTTGATGAGGATAAAAACGGAGAGATAGGGAAGTTACCAAACCTGAGTATCTTGTTTAATCCTCTTGCACAACTTACAGAATTAATTCCCCATGCTGCAGCATCGTTCTTCCCATCTATATTTGGAAAAGGTGGAACAGCTTTCGGAACTCCACCTGCTCCTGCTAACCTTGATGGTGGTGAACCAGGTTCTGGTGGCACACGAACTGGAAGTGGAGGATTCACGGGAACAACATCAATTGGATCTGGATCATCAGGTGACGTTGTTGAAGCTCAGCACCCAGAAACAGGAAAAGGTTGGACTGTTAAAGGGCAAATGGATGCTCAGGGAAGACCAGTTGTTCTATCCAAACCAGGAGCAGAAGCATTTGCAAGAATGATACAAGATTCTGGTGGTAGAGTTAAAGGATCTGATGTTGCAAGTAGTGGTAGAAGTAAAGCAAAAAATGATGCAGTTGGTGGGCATCAAAACTCAACACACATGTATGGTGAAGGTCTAGACATTCATGGAACTTCTAGTGCATGGATGAAGCAGAATGATATGAGATATGGGTGGAAGTGGGCATCTGGATACACTGGACACTCTGGACACTTCAATTTCAAAATTAGATCAAACACTTTCAATCCAAATGTAATGGATAAAGGTGGTAAGATTGGAAAGGGAATGTTTATGAACAAGGGTAAACCCGAGTTTGTTATTGATGCTGACTCTACACAAGCACTTGAAGATAACTTCCCCGGTTTCCTAGCAGCACTGAACAAAGCAGATTACAATGGAGCAATTGGTGTTCTTAGAAACTATGCTTCTTATGAATCAATGGGAGGCATTCAATATATTCCAGTTCCAATTCCAGTTGCCACTCCATCAGCACCTGTAAGCGAAAAGTCATCTACTATGATTAGTGATTCAATGAGTGGTGGTTATAATCCAATGCTTGCCGCACAATATCCAGGTTAAATATAGATACGAGGTAATATTAAATGTCAAACTCAAGAAGTGCTACTCCAGCATCTATCAAAAAAGTAAGTGTGTTCGCAAAGGGATCCACTGAAAAGATTGCAGAACTTTCTACAGGTGTTGTTAATCTATTGTACACTGAGAGCATTCTACAGGACTCTGTAAGGTGTTCTGTGACCTTCGTTGATACTGGCAATACCATTGAAGGTAGTGAGGGGTCTAATGCCGTTGATGGACTTCCTATTGAGGGTAGAGAAAAGGTTGTCTTGAAGATGGAAGATAACAATGGAGTTTCCTTGAACCTTAAAATGGAAGTCAACAAGGTAACAACATTGGCAAATGAATCCAACAGATTGCAGCAACAACTAAACTTGGTGTCATCTGAGTTTGAATTAAATGAAGAGGTGAGAGTCAACGAAAGACTTGATGGTAGAATTTCTGATCATATCAAAAAGATTCTGACAGATCAAAACTACTTGAACACAGAAAAGAAAGTTGATATTGAAGAGACATCAAACAACTATAACTTTATTGGAAATAACTTCAAACCTTATTATGTACTGAACTGGTTGTCAAAAACTGCTGTCTCCGCTGAAAATCAAAAGAAAGGAAAGAGTGCTGGATATTTTTTCTTTGAGACCTCAGAAGGATTTAAATTTAAATCCATTGATGGACTGCTATCTCAAAAACAAAAGAAGTCAATATTATATTCTCAAACATCACAACCAGCCGCTGGTTATGATTCAAAGGCACTAGATTTTAACAAAGATAATTCAGTTGATGTTCAGAAGAAGCAAGCGATGGGAGCTTTTTCTACAAGAACAATCTTGTTTGATCCATTCAATTGCTACTATGAAGTTGTCAAACCAAACTCACAAGAGATTCAGCAACAAGATGGTTTGAAAACTGCTGGAAAAAGAATCATAGATGTAAGACAAAATCCAGATAAACTTGAGGCAAAGAAAAAGTTCACCAGAACAACTTATTATTTGATTGATAGGGGAACTCTTCCCACAGGAACAACCTCACAACAATTGAGTAAGTCAAGAGATCAGAACTTTGATCCAAAAAACATTCTCAATCAAGCGATTATGAGGTATAATCAATTGTACTCTTCAAAGATAACGATCACTCTTGCTGGAGATTTTTCCCTACATGCAGGTGATGTTGTATTTGTAGACGCACCAGCGGTCAATGGATCTACAAGCAAAGATGAAGTTGACAAGAAAAATGGGGGTCTATATATTATAGCAGATTTATGTCATCTTGTTACACCCAAAGAAACTTACACTAAATTAAACTTGGTAAGAGATTCTTTTGGTAGAAAGGGTAACCACACATCAAATCCACCATTACAAAACTAATTTAAGATGGAAAGTATAGAAAAGCATATTGAAGAAGATAAAAAGATTCTTGAGAATCCTACGACTTCTCCACAACAACGTCGTCATGTTGAATCTGAGTTGGAGCAGCTTGAAGCATACCAAGAGAACCATCCCGAAGATCATCATGATCCCACACCATTAGAACTATATTGTGATGCTAATCCTGATGCTGCTGAGTGTAAAATCTACGACGACTGAATAATATGCAGGGAGGATCTTTATATAATCCTGGATTTCTCGGGGAACATTTCAACTGGTGGGTTGGTCAGGTTGCTGATGACTCCACTTGGAGAGACAACATAGCACCTGGAAAGTATAAGGATCCAAATAGTATTCCTGGTTGGGGATACAGATACAAGGTTAGAATTATTGGTCTTCATGATCAAGGTGAGGATGTAATTCCATCTAACCAACTTCCTTGGGTTCAAGTAATGTATCCCGTCACTGCTGGCGGTGGTCAAGCAGCAGCATTCCAAACACCAAACATCCGTCAAGGTAATATGGTGTTTGGATTTTTCCTTGATGGAAAGGACAAGCAAGTTCCTGTCATCATGGGAATTCTTGGCAACAATTCTCAGACGCAATTAGCAACTGAGATTGGAACCAATAGAGTTACGAATGATCAACCTGGAAGTTTAGCAACCAGTGGATATGCTGAGGGGCAAGTTTCTAAACCATCAGCACAAAAAGAACAGATTCCTGATGAGGGTTTATCAACCAAGAAACCTGGACCATCTGAGTCAGTAAAGTCCCCAAATGTTGGTGGTGCTACAATAGAATCACCTGCTGCAGTACATCAACAGAGTGTTGCTGATGTAAAAGCACAAGCACTCCGTGAAGAAGCAATTCCTTTGCTGAAAGCAGGAAAGAATAAAGACAAAATTGCAAGTGCAATAAAAGCAATTCAAACAACCATTGAGAAGGTTGCTAAAAAAGTCACCAAGTATCTTGGAGCTCTTCAGAATTATCTTGCAGCAGCAACAAATGTCATAAACCAAATACAAAAGTTTATTAATGATGCTGCATGTATTATCGCAAAGTATTTGCAGATAATATTTAATATTCTGATGGAGTATATTTTAAAGCAGATCAACAAGGCACTGACTAAAATTGTTGCTGCTCTTCCTGTTGACTTTAGATCTTTGTTTGTAAGAGTTAAAGAGATAATACTTCAACTGATCACCTGTCTTTACAATAAGATTACAGACAATCTTTGTGGATTAATTCAAGGTATATTGAATGATGCTCTTGGATTAAACGATGCTGTCAACAATGCAAGAAATGCAGCAAACAATGGTGAAGGAGCATGTAATCGCAGAACAACATCAAGAGTTGGAATGTGTTATGCAGAAGAACTTATTGGTCGCTGCATTGCATCAACAAAGAATGATATTGATCAATTGAATGAAGACATTGTTGATCAGATTAACTCTTTCTTGAATGGAATAAAGGGACAACTTGGTGCAGCAAGCAGTGCTCTGGGTGATGCCATATCATTCATCAATGGAATCGTCGGTGGACTGGGTAAGTTACTGAGTTTTCAAGGTCTTACCTTTAGTTTGTTTGGATGCGACTTAGATCCAAGTAAAACTGTATCTGACAAGTACACCTTTGAGAAGGGTGGAAAAGGAAACAAGAAACCAAATCTTGGACAAGTCATTGGAAATGCACTGAAACAAGAGTTCCAATCAGACACTCAAAGCCTAAGAGATAGTGCTGCAGATCTCAATCCTGCCAACTTAAATCCAGAACCGATAATTAACGAGGCATAATCATGACACTATATGGTCCTTTAGATCAACTTGATATTAGAGTTGGATACATTTCTCCTACCGATGGATATGTTACTGATGTATCCATAGAGGAAGCAAATGCATATGAGAGGTTAGTTCCTGGTACGATTTATATCTTTGAAAATGGAGACGATGTAAAGTATCTCACAATAGATCAAGTCAATCAGTTGACTCCAAAGGATTTGTTGAGAGAAGATTCTTGTTCTGGTCTTCAATTAGACACTGATTGCCCACCCACCGAAATATTTTTCTTTGGTGGTGATGGTGTCGGTGCAAAAGGTAATCCAATCATTGGTGTTGATGGATCTTTACTTGGTGTAGATATAATTTCTGGCGGAGCTGGTTATCAAGAAGCACCATTCATTGATGTCATTGATGAATGTAATATTGGTGCTGGTGGTGCTGCTCGTGCTATAATTGATGAAGGAGATGCCTTCGTCCAACCAGGAAATAACTCTGGAAAGGGAGTTGTAATTAATGTTATCGTAGATGATCCAGGAAACTCATATTCTCCAATTGAATTGGATAATACAAAAGTATCTGACGGATCTTCTAATGTTTACCCTGTTTTACTCAGGCTCAAAGATGTCGTTGTTGAAAATCCTGGCATCAACTATGGTTGTCCTGGAGAAACACTAGAAATCACACCAAGTAACGGAGCAGTTCTTGACTATGAATTAGATTCCTTTGGTAGAATTGGTAGAATTAAAGTATTAAATCCTGGAATTGGATTCAAAACTTATCCAACCATTAGACTTGTAAGTCCTTGTGGTGTCAATGCTACATTCAGACCAGTTTTTGAAGTAGTAAGAGATCCAATTGTAGTTGATGAGAATATACTGATTCAAGTGACTGATCTGGTTGGTCTGAAGCAAACTGGATATGTAGATGGAAGAGCATACTATGGTGCTGTATTCTACAAGGATGGAGTTCGTTATGCAGGATTCTATCAAACTCCAGGACAACTTGTACAAGTATATGATACTTTGAAAGAGAGCATCACTGGAGAGGTTACGACAAGACCTTCTGCAATCCAGAGACAAGGCACAGACGTTAGCAGTAACGATCCAACCCTTGATCTTCCTGGAAATTTAAGTTAAATAGTATTACCATCTAAATTAATAAATGGCAAGTTCTGAAAATTGCGTATCTGATAGGTATAGAGGTGCCTCTGGACCGAATAGTTCTGTAGGTAATCCCTCTGGAGGTGCTGCTCCTGGAGCTGCATCTCCTGCCGTAGGTGGTGGTTCTGCTACTGCTAAACAAAACTTTACTGCAATTCGTTATGGAAATGATCATGGTTCTATCAGCATGGGAACCATTGATGAGAAAGGTGCTGTAACTTCCTCTGTCAAACTTCAGGCTGCTGATGGAAGACATCAGTTGAATATGGAGAAAGATGGACAGAGAAAAGGTTGGACCACTGTAGCATCTCCAGGCAACTTTCAAGTTGTATGTGGAGAAGATAATGATGCCAAAGCAGAAAGCTTGATGGCTTGTGCAAAAAATGGTAATATTAGTTTTATTGCTGAGAATGGAACACTTAGAATTCAAGCAGATAATATTGAAATAATTGCTACTGGCAGTGGTAAAAATGGAAATATTAAAATGCAGGCTAACTCAAATGTTAGTGTTGATGCTCCTAAGTTTCTTGTCAATGCAGCAAACTCATTCAGAATTGTTACCCCACAAACTGGGGAGATAATTGCCAATGGTGTTTTGAAAATGTATGGATCTATAATTCAAGGAGTTACTGATGCATGTGCTCTCAAAGATTCCAAAAATGGACATCAATCATATCAAATAAAAAATAACACACTTTAAGTAGAGTATAACTATGGCTTTTAATTTAGATGACGCATCCATTGGTGGTCAACTAAAAGTTGGAAAGGGTATCTGTCCAGCAATTGGAGAATCCATTTTAAAAACAAATGGATCTGCATTGATAGAAGGTCCTGCTGTGATTGGTTCGCCAACTTTGTTTCCTATTCCTTACGGAACCTTGAACGTTGGACCACTGACAAATAGTGATGCTCTTGTCAAACCAATTATTCCTGGTGCTCTTTGCACTGGAATCAATAATCCATATTCTCTTGCAGTATCTGGACCATCTGCATTCTTAGGTGTTGTTGATACTGCACTAAATCTTAATGTTGGTGGGAACATTACTGCTCAAGGAGAAGTTATGTCTCGTTGTGGTGGACATATTCTTTCTGCTAAAAAGAACTTTGACATTCCTCACCCAACGAGAGATGGGTATCGTCTGAGACACACCTGTCCAGAGGGACCATCTAATGATGTCTATTTCAGAGGTAGAGTTACAAATAAAAAAGAAATCGTCCTTCCATCCTACTGGAAAAAGTTAGTTGACTGGACTACGATTACGGTCAATCTAACTCCAGTTGGTTCTCATCAACATGTGATTGTAAAGATGATGGATGAGGAGAAAATTTATTTGCAATCAAATGGAGGGATGCCGATTGATTGTTTCTTCCATGTATTTGCCACCCGTGCAGATGGAGAGCGACTCATCCCAGAATACGAAGGAAAATCACCAGCAGATTATCCAGGAGATAATAGTCAATACTCTATCTCTGGTTACCATTATGACGTTAAATAAGGAGATTTAAAATGGCAGGAGCATTCGTTCCAAAAGTAACAAATACAACCACATGTGGTGATCAGAGTCCTACAGGAACTCCCTCAACAAAATATGATTATATTTTGAAATCATCAACAGGTGATACCAATTATCCCGCTGAGGCTTGCACTCCATATCTTCATTACAATGTTATGGTGCAGAACCTTAAAATTGGTATGAACATTGAGTCGGTTATCAATATAATTGGATCTGGTCAATGCCAATTCCCTACATTTGTTGGCAATTTGACTGGCAATGTCACTGGTGTTGCGAGTGGTAATAAACTTCTAGCATCATTCGACATTCCTCATGTTAAGGATAAGAACAAGAGGATTCGTCATATCGTTACAGAGGGACCAGAACCAGGCATTTATGTAAGGGGACAACTCAAGGATAAAAACGTAATTGAGTTGCCAGAGTATTGGGATGGTCTTATTGATCCTGAGACAATTACTGTAACTCTTACTCAGATTTCATACTCTCAAGATTTGATTGTTGATAAGATTGAGTGGGGTAAAAAAATTCATATCAAATCTGGTAATGGTGCAAACATCAATTGCTACTATGAAGTATGGGCAGCAAGATGGTTGAACCCAATGGATCATGATGAGAAACTTCATGTTGTCTATGAAGGCAAAACTCCTGAGGATTATCCTGGTGACAATAAAAACTTCCTCGTCGGAGGATGGGATTATGATCGCAGAAGTACCGAGTGGAGCATCAGTGGAGGTAACGAATAATGCCAATAACAGTAGGTCTTTCTAGTGATATTTCTAATCTAGAAATAGAAAATCAAAGACACAAAGAGAATAGAAGTAGGGCTGCCGATAAAGCAGAAGAGTATAGACAAGTTTCTGTTGCTATTGACACCATCCTTGTTGATAGATTATCTGGAATAAATTCAGCAAAAACTGATATTGTTTCTCTTGGCGGTAATGTCGGTTTGGGTTCTACTTGCTACTCATCTGATATTTCTTATCTGACTACCACTTATGGAGATTTGGTAACTGGTATTGGATCAACATTTGGATCTGTTTTTGGCATTACTGGTATTGGAACAACTCAAGTTGTTGGTTACGGAACAATCTACTATGATTCTCTCAGAGCATATAGATTTCCTCAGATGGAATCAACAACTGGAGTTACAACTGCTACAGCAGCAACTATTGATCCATTTTCAGGAGAAGGTTTCGTTGACTTAACAGCATCTAATCTTGGTGTTGGTGCTAGTGTTGTATTCTTTGCTGGCGTTGGCACAGCAGCAGGAACAGTATTTTCTCTGGTAAATGATTGTCACGATGCAGTATCTGCTGCCATCTCATCTTATATTGATGCATATGACTCTGATGTATCAGGTATTAGTTCTTATGTTGGAGCAGATACTTTGATTAAGAATGAAAAGAAAGAATATCAATTCCAATATTGGTCTTTGAGTAGACAAATCGTTGATAATGAAACTGGAATTACCACCACCAATAGTGTTATTGGTGTTCTGAATGACCCTTCCATCGGTGGTCCATATTGACCCTTGACACCAGACCGATCTCGTCCTATAATATTCAGGTAATCAACAAAGCAACTCAATGCAAGATGAGTATCTGACCCGCTGTGTCGTAGATCCTGCCAAGCGCAGCGTTTATCTCTATTCCAATGAAGGTGATGAGAAAACTGTGACTTGTGAAACAATTGATCAGTTCATGTCCGTGCTTGAGTTCGTCCGTGCTACTTGCGACGAAGATGTGCTCACGTATGCAAACCCTCTTTGAGGGGAAAATCAACTTTTAATTCCAAAAAAGTCGGAAAAAAAATCCCGCCAAAAAATAACTCCATTACTTTTTCAAATGCGTCCAGAAACCCGAAAATCAATGGAAATGCTATTTTCCGCAAAATGGAATGTTCCCAAGGCAGCAGAAAATTGTAATTTATCGTGGAAAGAGATGAAAATCACATTTAATGAATATTGTGCTTTTCATCC